ACGTGTGACATTTGCCAAAAAGAAATAGACGCAGACGACCAACAAGGAGAATACTAGTGTTGATACTAACAAGAAAAACAAACGAAGCAATCATTATAGACGGTGACATCGAAGTACGGGTGTTGGACATAAACAAGTACGGGCAGATAAGGTTAGGTATCACCGCACCTGACGAGGTTACTGTACACCGTGAGGAAATCCACGAGAAGATAAAAGCTAGTGGGGTGGAGCGTGAGAGATAAAGTGTTTAAGCCTGTGGACTTTTCCGATAGAGGTACAGCTTACGTTAAGCACCACCACAAGATTATGGGTGGCAGTAAAAGATTCACGACTAACACACCATGCCCTAAGTGCGGTGGGTATCAAAGAAAATACCTCAGAGGTAAGAAAGATGTAACTACGTCTTATTGTATGACATGCACCAGTAGTAGGGTAGATAAATACTATGAGAAAGCGCATACGCTTACGGCAGAACAACGGCGAGCAATAGAAGACCACCAACACCGGAACGATGAGGATTACTTTTTGTGAGCATAGCCCCTTGGTCATTTAGTAAACTAAAGGCATTCGAGACATGCCCTAAGCAGTTCTACCATGTGAAGATACTCAAGCAGTATCCGCAAGAAGAAACAGAAGCAATGCGCTACGGCACTGACGTACACCTTGCATGTGAAGAACATATACGTGACGGGAAGCCGTTGCCGGAGAAGTACAGCTACGTACAGCCATCGCTTGACGCTCTCAAGCGTATCAAAGGCGATAAGTTATGTGAGTATGAGTTGGGACTTACAGCAGACTTAGAGCCATGCGGGTTCAAGGCTGAGGACGTGTGGTTTAGAGGTATAGCTGATTTAGTAATACTAAACAACGAAGATAAGTTGGCGTGGGTAGTTGACTACAAAACAGGTAAGTCGGCACGCTACGCAGACAAGGGGCAACTAGAGCTTATGGCACTTGCGGTGTTCAAACACTTCCCCGAAGTAGACACAGTAAAGGGTGGCTTGTTGTTTGTTGTGTCCGAAGACTTAATTAAAGACACGTACACACGTGCTGACGACATGAGAAAGATAACCGAGAAGTACATAAGTAAGTATAAGCAGATGGTAATTGCACATGATAAGGACGTATGGAACGCTAACCCAAGTGGTTTGTGCCGTGCGTGGTGTGATGTATTAGAGTGTCCACACAATGGGAAGAGCCAATGAGTAAAGGTAGTAGGCAAAGGCCAACAGACAGAGAGCGGTTCAGTGCAGAGTTTGACCGCATATTTAAACAAAACAAAGAGGATAAGAAAGATGCCGTACAGCGACCCGAAAGACCGAAAGCCGCAGAAAAACGCGCCAGTAGGTAGTAAAGCACACGAAGCCCGTATGGAACGCCAACGCGCTAGGCGTGCGTTCGATAAGAAGAATGGTTATGAGGCACGTAAAGGTAAAGACATATCCCACAACAAGTCACTACATAACGGTGGCAGTAACAAAGATGGGTACAAGGTAGAAGACAGCAGCAAGAACCGTGCGCGTAACGGTAAGAAGCCTAGTAAATGAAGATAGTTGATAATAGAGCTATCGTATTGAAACTACGTAACCCGAAACAAGTTACGGAAGTTATCCCAAAGAGTAAGGAAGTAGCCCCTAACACTGTCGCAGTTAGTTGGGGGGTAGATGAAGCCAAAGCTCTACGCAACATGAACATAAAAGCTCCATCACCTATAGAGGGTAGGTATGAATGGACAGGTAAATACGAACCGTTTGACCACCAGAAGAAGACAGCAGGGTTCTTGACTATGAACCGGCGTGCGTTCTGCTTCAACGAACAAGGTACAGGTAAGACAGCCAGTGCTATATGGGCGGCTGATTACTTGATGAAACAAGGCAAGGTAAACAGGGTGCTAGTTATATGTCCACTGTCGATTATGGATAGTGCATGGCGTGCTGACTTGTTTACCTTTGCTATGCACAGAACAGTTGACGTAGCACATGGCGCGAAAGCTAAACGCAAACAGATAGTGGAGAACGGCGCTGAGTTTGTCATCATCAACTACGATGGTGTAGAAGTAATACAAGACGTAATAGCTGAGGGCGGCTTCGACTGTATCATCATAGATGAAGCTACTCACTACAAGAACGTACAGACTAAGCGGTGGAAGACATTGAACAGGTTGTTAGCACCGGACACGTGGTTGTGGTTAATGACAGGCACACCCGCTGCACAGAGTCCACTGGACGCATACGGTTTAGCTAAACTTGTTAATCCGAAAGCTGTACCTAGGTTCTTTGGTTCGTTTCGTGACCAAGTGATGGTGCGAGTAACTAACTTTAAGTGGATGCCAAAAGAGTCTGCTACTGACAGAGTGTTCAATGTATTGCAGCCCGCTATACGTTACACCAAGGACGAGTGCCTTGACTTACCACCGATGGTATACACCAAGCGTATGGTTGAGCTTACGGCACAACAAAAGAAATACTACAAACAACTAAAAGATCAGTTGGTGATGCGTGCCGCAGGTGAGGAGATAACCGCAGTCAACGCAGCAGTGACAATGAACAAGTTGTTACAGATAAGTGCCGGTGCAGTATATACCGATACTAAAGAAACTTTAGAGTTTGATATAAAGAATCGTTATAAGGTGCTTCGTGAAGTTATCGACGAGTCGAGTAAGAAAGTGCTTGTGTTCGTACCGTTCAAACACGTCATAGATATACTCACTGACAGACTACGCAGTGAGGGTATACCCACAGAGGTAATACGTGGAGACGTACCGGCAACTAAACGCACGGACATATTTAAACGGTTCCAAGAGAACGACGACCCGAAGGTATTAGTTATACAACCGCAGTCGGCTGCACATGGTGTGACCCTAACCGCTGCCAACACTGTCGTATGGTGGGGGCCAACTTCTTCACTGGAGACTTACGCCCAAGCTAACGCACGTGTACACAGGTCAGGACAAACACACAAATGTACCGTCGTCCAGTTACAAGGTTCTGATGTAGAAAAGCGTGTTTACTCACTATTAGATAACAGAATAGACGTACACACAAAAATGATTGATCTTTACAACGAACTACTTGACTAACGCACCATGTACCACTAAAGTAGTCGTCCACACATAGGAGGGGATTCCATGACAGACACGCCAGAGGTTGCGAAGTTAGTTCGCACCTATCAAAAAATACGCTCTGCACGTTCGGAGCTATCCGCTAAGTTTAAAGAAGAAGACAGTGACTTATCTAGCAAGTTAGATACTGTAAAGAAAGCACTACTGAAATACTGTGACGCTCAAGGGGTGGAGAGTGTTCGCACCGCCGAAGGTTTGTTCTACCGTAGTGTTAAGACCAAGTACTGGACTAGCGATTGGGAGCAGATGCACAGTTTTATACTTGAGCATGAAGCACCTGAGTTGTTAGACAAACGTGTTAATCAATCTAACATGCGCCAGTTTTTAGAAGAGAATCCTGATTTAGTTCCTAGGGGATTGAATGTCGATTCAGAATACACATTGTCAGTGAGGAAAAAATAATGCAGCCGTTTGTAACCGTCGAAGAGTTAGCACAACACTTCAAAGTGTCCGTCTCTACTTTAAGGGCGTGGATTCGTAACGGACATATACCTACGGATACTTATCTAAAGATAGGTAGTACGTATAGGTTCTGTCTTGAAGACGTATCTAACGCTATGAAGAGAACAGACCAAGGTGAAGATAAAGACCATAGTATCTTTACTGAGCTTAACGTGGATGAAGACGTATAATGGATCGGCTTAGTATCCGTGACGGTACGTTTTCTTCTCGCGGTGACGCTATAGAAGTTGTTGTAGTAAACGCCGCTAGGGTATCACGTTCGTACTACGCAGATGATTTTAATGCTGATAAGACGGTCGCACCAACGTGTTGGTCTGTGGATACACAACGACCCGATCCTTCAGTACCAGAAAGCCAACGTCAAGCTAACCGTTGTATGGATTGTAAACAAAACATACGTGGTTCAGCCGGACGAGGTAGAGCTTGTAGGTTTTCTCAACGCCTAGCAGTTGCGTTTGTAGACGACTTAGAAAAAATCTACCAATTACAGTTGCCTGCTACATCTATTTTTGGTAAAACTGTTCGCGGTCACATGCCGCTACAGGAATACGTACGACACTTATCCAAAAATAATACGCGGTGTGCATCTGTTGTCACTAAAATATACTTTGACAGTGGCAGTCCTGTACCAAAACTCTTCTTCAAGCCCACTGGCTTGTTAAGCAAAGAGCAGTTAGAAACAGTCGAGAGTATGATTACTCACCCCGACACTAAAGAAGCAATAACTTTGGCCGTATCCGACCAGAGCGTACCATCGTCACCCTTTGGAATTACTGAGGGGTTTGAATTTAAACCAAAACATTCTTAGGAGAATGCGCATGACCCACTTAATAAATAACGTAGAAGTTCTATACCCACGTGTAAACCAGTGTTACCGTTTTGATAATACTGAAAACCGTTCTGTACCCTGTGACCCATTAGATGATGGCGCTGCGTACGAAACATCTTTCCGTATGACTAAAGACCAAGCCAAAGAACTATTCACGGCAATGGCTAAAGCGTACAAAGAAAAGCGTGAGAACAAATGGCCTGAGAAGTTAGAGATGCCGTTCGTTAAAGACGATGACGGTATGTACGTAGGCAAAGCAAAGCTAAAAGGTGCTTACGGTTCTGACAAAACAAACAAACCAATGCAGTGTGATGCTAAGGGTACTGAGTTACCGGACGACTTCAGACTGACTACTGGCAGTACAGCTAACCTAGCTGTTGTGTTTGTACCGTACAACATGCGTGACCACGGTGTGTCACTACGCTTGAAAGCTATTCAAGTTGTTAAGTATGTAGAGATGCAGAAGTCTAACCCGTTCGGCGCTGTCGAAGGCTTTACACAAGGTGGCGACGACAACCCGTTTGCTCCTGTTGCAGAGCCAGTCAGTGAAGAAGCTATGGAGGAGATAGCTGATGACGTGTTTGGTGATGAAGCTGTACCGGAAACACCACCCAAGAAAGTGGTTAAGAAAAAGGCAGCCGCTAAACCTAAAGCTGAGAAGGACGAAGACCTCGGTTCTATCATCGACGCATGGGATGATGAATAGCCTAGACTAAGTAAGTGCTTGACCACGGGGTGTTCATAATTTCGCCCCGTGGTACTTTTTAGTTTTGGAGGGCTACATGAATGCCAGTAAATTTTTAGACAAGGTACTAGCGGAGGGGAACTACTATTGTTTGTTAGCGTTACGTGACGGCGGCAAGGAATGGGAGAACCGCAAACAGTTATTCTTTACTACACACGACGAGTTACTAGACACAGCCATTGATTTCGACGCTGATGGGTGGGATACATTTTATGCACTGGGTTCTTTCGGAGAGAAGGGTTCTCGCAGTGCAGACTTTGTAGAGAACGTACAAGCGTTCTTCTTAGACTTAGACATAGGCAGTGGCGCTAAGAAATACGCCGAGCGCACTGAGGCTATGGCAGCACTACGAGATTTTTGTAAGGAAACATCTTTACCTAAACCTACTATAGTTGATTCCGGTTACGGCTTGCACGTGTACTGGGCTATGACCGAGCCTGTTTCTGTGGACAAGTGGCGAGTAGTAGCAGCACAGCTAAAGAAGTTAGTAGGGACTCAAGGACTATTAGCTGACCCAGCAGTTACGTCCGATGCGGCTAGGGTGTTACGCATACCGACAATGCACAATCGTAAGAATGGTAGTGCGGTAGAAGTTAAGGTGTTATGTGAAGGTGAGTCTTTAGAAGTAGAAGAGTTCGCTAACCGCATAGGCTTAGACGACATTGTAGTACCACCACAATACGACGATACACTTAGTGCCTTTGATGCAGCTATGCGCCGTAACAGGGAAAGCAGCTTCAAAGATATTATGTTGAAGACTAAGAAAGGTAAAGGTTGTGAGCAGTTAAAGATCATTGCCACTGACCAAGCTAACACTAGTGAACCTATGTGGCGTGCCGGATTGTCCATTGCTAAGTTCTGTAATGATGGCGAGTTAGCTGCACATAAAATATCGCAGGGACATGAGGGCTACACTCCTGACTCAACGCAAGCTAAGTTTGACCTTATAAAGGGGCCATACTTATGTAGCACGTTCGACCAGAACAACGAGGGTATATGTCCTGACTGTCCCAACTGGGGTAAGGTTAAGTCACCAGTAAACCTAGGTAGTAAGGTTAAAGAAGCTACAGAGAATGTAGTACATGAACACTCGGCGGAGTTACCTAACTCGCCCGTACTAGAATACGTTATACCACAGTACCCAAAACCTTACTTCCGTGGGGCTAACGGTGGTGTGTACATGCGCACGTCAAATGCTGACGGTGACATAGATGAGAGGAATATATACCACAACGACTTGTACGTTGTAAGAAGATTGAAAGACGCAGAGATTGGTGAGGCTATCGTTATGCGGTTGCACCTACCTATTGATGGGGTATCGGAGTTTACCGTACCGCTTACTTCGGTGACGTCAAGAGAAGAGTTTAGAAAACAAATGTCCATGCGAGGCGTGGCAGTAACAAAGGTGGAGGAACTTATGCAATACACAACAACATGGGTAAACGAACTACAGGCTACGAGTGCAGCCGATGAAGCCCACAAACAGTTTGGTTGGACTAACGATAAGATGGAAAGTTTTATCCTAGGTAACCAAGATATACGAGCAGATAGGGTGGCGTTTAACCCACCATCGACCCAGACCGCAGGGTTATTTCCCGCGTTTGAACCGAAAGGTGACCTACAAGGTTGGATGGACACAGTTAATTTCTACAACCGAGA